CCCTTGACGCCCCGCGCGCTCTGCCTTAGCTACCCGCACCAATGGCTAGGTAGCTCAGCTGGTTAGAGCACGTGACTCATAATCACGGGGTCGGGGGTTCAAGTCCCCCCCTCGCCACCACTTCCCACCCTTTATTATAAAGAAGATCGCAAAGTCACTTGGGCTTGTCTGCTGAACCGTTTACAGGACGGTTTACAGTTTGCGTTCTCGCCTTGTGTGTTGTTTGACACATCTTACTGCAGTGATGCCGGAAGAGGCCGGGAGAAGGCGGAAGACCCAGAACAGGCCATTGAAATCAGGGCTTTGCAGCAACACAGCGTGAAACGCTGGCGCCAGATCGCATGTCCTGCAGTGAGCGTTAAAACGGGCTTGCAAGCCTATTTGAGGCACTGAGTGGGCCAGCCTGTGGCGGACATCGCATGACGCAAGACATCACGCGAAAACAATGGGTTGCTGTCACAAATTAGGAATGGCTGGACTTTGGTGCTGCGATCTGAACATGCAAATCGCGTTGCATGTTCGTCGGGCAGTTGCATGTTTGGAACAACGCCTTGAAAAGTATAGAATTTGTTACGCATGCACCGCGCGGCGTGAACGACAGAACATGCAACTGATTTTGCCTATCTCTCCAGCAAAACACTGGTCGAGAGCCAGTAAGTCCCTACCCTGCCTTCCGGGAGCCTGGCCATCTTCGAGAACGACACCTGCGCCAATCCAAGTGCGGTATCGGTCTCGACGACGGCACCTTCGGAGCCGTCCCAAATCCCCCAGCAGCGTCCACCTGATGTCAGATCGAGAACCTTCTGGTGTTCCTTGGCTGCGATGGCTTTCGAGAGTGCGACAACGTCAGCTTTCTCGATGCATGCCGGTGCGGACCTCGGTGCGCCAGACACAATGACCTGCTGAGCCGATGCCGCAGAGGCAAAGAGTGAAATCACCAATGCTTGAATGGCGGGTTGAAACTTCATTGTGCGCAACTCATTCCTTCGAGGTGTGGCCCCACCACACCACTTTTCCGATGATAGTCACCGCGTCGGGGTGGATGAATTGCGGGGCATAATCGGGGTTGTCGGAGATCAGCACCAGCTGATCCTCGCTCGGGCGCTCAATACGTTTAACACGCGCCCGCCCATCTTCGAGCAGAGCATAAACCGGGCTGCGGACCTTGCTTTCGCCAGATCTGGCGCGCACCGGAATGGTCTGGCGCGCAACTGAGTGGTCGATCATCACCATGTCGCCATGCCAGATCGAGGGCTGCATGCTGTCGCCCTCGACGCGCGCCAGTGCGGCGTTGGACGGGGCAACGCCGATCCGGCGCAGCCAATCCCGGCGGAAGGCAAGGTAGTCGATCACAGCCTCGGCGCCGTTTTCTGCCCCTCCGCCCGCCGCCAGGAAGGCATTGTGAAGGGGGATGTGCGCAAAGTCATCTGGGTTCGCCGTAGCGGGTTGCTCTACACCAGCAACATCACGCGGTGGGCCAATGTAAAGCTCCAGCCCGAGTGCATCGCAGATCTCCTCGACCCTCGACAATGTGGGCCCTGATTTCTTTGTGCTGCGGATCACGTTGCGAATGGCATCGGGGGGAAGGTCGTTTGCCTTCTCAACAGAAAATGCGTTCGTTTTCAGCGCAGCTAGGCGCTGTTCAACGATGTTTCCAAACTGTTTCCCAAGGTCTTTCACGAATCGGGATTATTACCGAAAACGGCGCGCTTGACCATCGGTATCGTTACCTGCTAGAAATTAGGTAACGATACCGGAGGCGAGATGAACAAGCAGACCATCCTCAAACTGGCAACGGCCTATGCGGGGCATACTGGCCTGACGCTTTCCACGATCTCCACCTATGCGGCTGAGGACGGAAAGTGGCTGACCAACCTGCAGAAGCCGGAAGTCAGCTGCACGCTCAGGAAAGCTGAGCGCGTTCTGCAGTGGTTTTCCGACAACTGGCACGCGGATCTCGAATGGCCGCGCGGTATCGCCCGGCCTGCTCCGACGAAAGCCGGGAGGGCCGCATGATGCGTGCCTTTGTTTCCACGCTCACTCGTTTCTCCGCCTGGCTGGATGACAGCTGGCTCGGCGCCCTGTTGGGGGCGGTGATCATCGGCGGCTTCATGGTCGCCATCCCTGTTTTGCTGCCCATTGCTTTCGAGGTGTTTCATGGACGCTGACCTGATCCTCTGCACCAATGTTCGGGGGGCTGTGTGATGGCCCCCAGATCCCTGACCGGTCCCCGCATTCAGATTTTCCAGCAAAGCAAGGGCGCTGTCTCGCGCTGGACGTGGCAGGTCGCGGGCCTCGCTGAGGTTTCGCCGATCTTCTACAGCCGCGCCGAGGCGGAAAAGTACTTGCGCGCCGAGCTGGCCAAGCTGCCCGCATCGCACCGCCCGCAGGAGCGTGCCTGCATGTGCTGCGGCAAGGCATTCCAGAGCGAGGGCATCCACAACCGGCTGTGCGGATACTGCCGTGCCAAAGGCGATGCGTTGGGGGACGAGTGCCGTCCGCAGATCAGCCGCACTGGGGGGCGCCAATGAGCCGTGCCAAGCTGATATCTTCGATTTCCACCCTGCAGATCGACCTGATCGAGGTGACGGATGATCGCCTGCGCCCCGTCTCTGACGCAGCCGTTTCCGCGATTGCCACCTCGATCGAGGAGCATGGGCTGATCTATCCGCTTGTTGTCCGCCGCCTTCCCGGCCCGCGCTATGAACTGATCGATGGTGGACATCGGCGCGCCGCACTTGAGCGGCTGGGCTGCGATGCGGTCCCGGTGCGGTGTTACGAAGGGCCCGCGCCTGCAATCCGGCTGATTGAGATCGATACCAACCTTGCCCGCGCCGATCTGTCCGATCTGGACCGGGCAATCCACATGGCTGCGCGCCGTCGTGAATATGTGGCAGAGCACCCGGAAACGGCACAGGGCGTTGCCGGGGCGGCGGGTCGCTGGAATGCAAGTGCTGAAATGGCACTTGCATCGTTCGTCGGCATGACCGTTGAACAAACTGGCCTTTCAAAGCGCAAGATCCTCAAACTTGCTCAGGCTGGAGATGCCATCGACACAGTCATGGCAGAGCGTCTGCGCTCCGCACCGAAACGCATATTCCTCAATGATCTTCTGGCCCTGTCCAAAGCCCCGCCTTCGGCCCGGGAGGCTGCTGTTGAGGCCTTCGCGTCCGGGGCCGCATCAAAGATCGCGGCAGCCCTGAAACCTGCGGTGCCAGAAACCGTTAAAGACCCCGTTGAAGAGGCGCTGAACGTGCTGCGCTCTGCATGGAAGCGCGCGCCGAAGGCCGCCCTGCGCCGGTTCGCCGCTGAAATCTCGACCGAGGTCGACGCGTTGCTGGCTGCTGGCCCCGAACTCAGGGAGATCGCCGCAGAATGAGCCCGCGCATTGCCCAGCATCAGGAATGGTGGACCGCCGCAGAGATTGCCGCATCCGGCCTGCCGGATGTTCCGGGATCGCGGCAGGGCGTGGAGGCCTATGCCAAGAAACTGGAGTGGCGCGCGCATCCGAAGCTGGCGCGCCGCCGCGCCGGGCGTGGTGGTGGCTGGGAATATCACTGGAAGCTGTTGCCCACGCGCGCGCAGGTCCAGCTGATGAAACAGGCCGAGCAGACCCCGGATCAGCCGCCCCGTCCTGAGCGCGGTGACATGTGGGCGTGGTACGACAGTCTGCCCGATGCCGTGAAGCAAAAGGCTGCGGGCCGTCTGGCCGTGATCCAGAAAGTCGAGGATCTGAGCCATGCCATGACCAAGTTCTTGGCGGTCGATGCTGTCGCCCGCATGGAGGGCGTCGCGCCGCGCACAGTCTGGAACTGGTTCGAGCTGATCGAGGGTGTGGATCTTGCCGACCGTCTTGCCTATCTGGCGCCGCGGCACAGGGCTGCAGCCCCCGTGCGCAAGCGCGCCGAATGCGATCCGCAGTTTCTGGACTGGCTGAAAGCCGATTTCCTGCGCCTGGAAGGCCCGAGTTTTGCGAGCTGCTATGATCGGGTGGTTGGTCTGTGCAAGGTGCGCAAGGTCCGCTTCCTGTCATCTCGCACCGCCCGGCGCTGGATCGACGAGAACGTGCCGCAGGTGGTGCAGGTGCTTGCGCGCGAAGGTGCGCGTGGGCTGGCCAAGTGTTTCCCACCGCAGATCCGTGACCGATCGACGCTGAGTGCGCTGGAAGCGGTCAATGCGGACTGCCACAAGATCGACGTGTTCGTTGCGTGGCCCGGGTTTGACAAGCCGGTGCGACCGCAGATCGCGGCGTTCCAGGATCTCTATTCGAACAAGATCTTGTCCTGGCGGGTCGATCTTGACCCGAACAAGGTAGCCGTCATGGCCGCCTGGGGCGAGTTGGTCGAAACCTACGGCATTCCCCGCCATTGCCTGTTCGACAACGGGATGGAATTTGCCAACAAGTGGCTGACGGGTGGCACCAAGACCCGGTTCCGTTTCAAGGTTCGCGACGACGAAGCCCTGGGGGTGCTGCCCCAGATGGGCGTGAAGGTGCATTGGGCAACGCCTGCGCATGGCCAGGCAAAACCGATTGAGCGCGGGTTCCGGGACTTTGCCGACCGGATCGCCAAGCACCCGGCCTTTGCGGGCGCCTATGTCGGAAACCGCCCGGATGCGAAGCCGGAAAACTACATGTCGCGCGCGATCCCGCTGGAGGATTTCCTGACGATCCTGGAACAGGAAATTATGGCCCATAACGCGCGCGAAGGTCGCCTGACGCCGAACGCCAAAGGGCGCAGCTTCGATCAGACCTTCGCGGAGAGCTATGGCACCGCCGCGATCCGCAAGGCTACGCCGGAAATGCACCGGCTATGGCTGATGGGTCAGGAAGAGCGCAAGCTGCACCGGACGCATGGCGAGCTGACGTTGCACAAGAACGGCTATTGGGCCGAGTGGATGAACGAGTTTTCCGGCCAGACCGTGCTGGCCCGGTTCAACCCGGAAGATCTGCACGAAGGCCTGTATATCTACTCGGTCGCCGGGGAGTATCTGGGCTTTGCAGAATGCCGCAAACCCGTTGGTTTCTTCGATCTGGTCGGAGCCAAACTGCATGCGAAGCTGGATCGTCAACGCCGCAAGGCGACCAAGGAGCTGCTGGATGCGCAGCGCAGCATGACGGTGGCCCAGTATGCGGCCGAACTGGCGACGACGCCTGCGCCGGATACCCCGATGATCGCGGCGAAGGTCGTGGAAATCGCACCGGCGCGGCATCAGAAGCCCGTCATCTCGCGCGTGCTGCCTGTGCCTGACCCGGCAATGGATGAACAGATCGCCGGCGTTGTTCTGTCGGGCGATTTCACACGCCGCAAGCCTGCCGGTTCCGAGGAGGCATCGGATAGCGCGGCAGATCTGTTCTGGCGTGCGCTGGATATCGAGCGGCGCTCAGAGGCTGGCGAGGCGATTTCCGCAGAGGATGCAGAGTTCTGGGGACGCATGCAGCGTCTGCCCGAATATCAGGCGCAGCGGACGATGTTCGCGAAGTTCGGCGCCTCGGCCATCGCATGAAAACGCCGCCGGGGGCGGGCAGGCCCCACGGCGGCACAATTTGAAGTGAGGAGCACATGTTGGACGATATCACTACAGGTGGCAAGGTCGCCCCGTTGCGCAACGTCATGCTGCTGAACGCCCTGATCAACCGGGTGCAGAACCGCAATGACGACGATCTGCCGGGCATGGCCTGTTTCTTTGGCCCGAGCGGCTATGGGAAGACGATGGCCGCTGTGTGGAATGCGCAGGAAACTCGGGCCTATTGGGTCGAGGCGAAGGCCACCTGGTCGCGCAAGAAGCTGGCCGAAAAGATCATGCGTTCGATGGGGTTTGCCACCTTCCCGCGGACCGTTGGCGACATGGTCGAGATGATCGGCGAGGAGATGGGAAAATCCGGTCGCCCGTTGCTGATCGACGAAATGGATGCGGTCCTGACCGACAGCAACATCAAGATGATCCGCGACATCTATGAATCGTCGGGTGGCGGCACGCTCATTCTGATCGGCGAGGAGACGCTGCCCCGCAAGCTGGAAAAGTGGGAACGGGTGCACAACCGCATGTTGGACTGGGTGCCCGCCCAGCCTGCGGACCTGCGCGAGGTGGGGCTGCTGGCGCAGCTCAAGCACCCTGATCTGAGCATCGACCAGGAGGTGCTGCAGATCATCCTGGAACGCTCGCATGCGCGTCCGCGGCGGATCATGACCAGTCTGCATCGGGTGGCCGAATACGCCCTGAAGACCGGCAAGCATGAAATCACGCGCGCGGATGCCCAGAAGATCACCTTTTTCACCGGCCTTGCGCCTGCGCCGCGGAGGGACGTGTGATGACCGGGCTGCGCAAAACAGGGCGTCATCCGGTCGACCGGCGTACGCCTGGGCGAGATCAGATCTGGGATGCCATCCGCCGTCGCACGGACGACTTCACGATTGCGGACGTGGCTGCCGCATGTGGTGCCGATCGCAAGACGATCCGGGACTATCTCGCGTGTCTCAGTGCTGGTGGGTATGTCGAACACACTCCGGCGCCGGTCGGGCATCCTGCAAGCTATCGCATGCTGCGCGATACAGGGATCCATGCGCCGCGGTTGCGCGCGGATGGCAGTGCGGTGCAGCAAGGCAACATCACCGAACAGCTGTGGCGTGGCATGTATATTTTGCGGGAGTTCACCTTTCGCGACCTGATCGACACCGCCTCGATCGATATTTCCGAGGACACGGCCAGGGCCTATTGCAAGATGTTGCTGGCGACGGGCTACCTGAAAGTCATGCGCAAGGCCGACCCGACCCAGGGGCGCATCGCGAAGTACCGCCTGGTCCGTGATAGCGGACAGGCCGCGCCGCAGGTGCAGCGTGTGAAACGGGTCTATGACCCGAACACGGGTTTGGTGCATCACCCGGAGGGCCTGCAATGAGCGCGCTGGAAACCGCCCGCGCCAGCTGGGGCGATGCCATCCCGGACTGGGTCATCCTGCTGGCCGAACAGTGTGATGCATCGAGCCAGAACAAGGTCGCGGCACAGCTGTCTCGATCCGCGTCTCTGGTGTCGGCGGTGTTGCGGGCCAAATATACCGGCGACATGCTGGCCGTCGAGGAGGTCGTGCGTGGGGTGTTTGACCGTGCCACGGTGGACTGCCCCAGCTTGGGCACCATCCCGTCGAATGTGTGTCGGGACTGGCAATTGAAGGGGCGCAGCTATTCCAACGAAACCAGTGTGCGGGTGCGGATGTATCGTGCCTGCGCCCGCTGCCCGCGCGCCAAGAAAGCGGGGGCCTGATGTCGCACCTTTCACCGAACCAAGTGCTGCACAGCTTCGCCGATCTTGCCGAGGTGCCACTGGCCGCTCTGCAAAGCCCGTCTCGGGCCGCACCGATCTGTCAGGCGCGTCACATGGCCATGTGGATGCTGCGCGACCTGTGCGGCATCACCCATGCCGAAATCGGGGCCATGCTTGGCGGTCGCACGGCGGCAACCGTGGCCGAAGGCATCGACCGGATCGACGCGTTGATGACCATCGAGCACTCCATCCAGCGCCGGGTGGAGCACCTTCGCGCCGCAATCCTTCGGATGTATCAACCGGCCTCGCCACCCGCGACGCTTGACGTGCGTGTTGCCGCCGCGGTCGGCGTGCTCTCTGACACGTTTCTGGATGATGCCGATGCGCGCCATGCGGCGCTGACCATCTTGCGATCCAGTCATCTGGCGTCGCCGATGCAGCCGTTGCGCAAGTTTCACCCCTGCAACAACGAAAGGGCCTGACATGGCAAAGAAAGCGAAAACCAAGACCCGCGCCAGCAACCTGCCCATTCCGCAGGACGATAGCGAAGCGCGCAGCGCGATCCGCGAGATCGGCGATCTGCAGCGCGAAATCGCGCGGGCAGAGCACAACCTCAACGACGAGATCGCAGCGCTGCAGGAGCGCTACGGCGCGCTTGTGGAGCCGATGCGGGACCAGATCGAAGCCAAGACGGAAGGCTTGAAGATGTTCTGCGAGGTCCATCGTGAACGGCTCACGCGGGGTGGGAAGGTGAAGTTCTTCCGGTTCACCACTGGTGAGATCAGCTGGCGCAACCGCCCCGCGAAAGTGTCGCTGCGCAAGGTCGATGACGTGATCGCGGCGATCAAGCGGCTGAAATTGGACGGGAAGTTCCTGCGCGTAAAGGAGGAGGTCAACAAGGATGCCATGCTGGAAGCCCGCGATCTGGCGGCGACGATCACCGGCGTGACGATCGGCAGCGACGGGGAGGATTTCATCGTGGCGCCGTTCGAGACTGAACTGCCGGAGGGCGTGTGATGGGCATCGCAATCGCCTACTGCTGGGCCTCTGGGGAAATTTCTATCGCCGCGGAATGCGAAGACCTTGAGCTTCCCGAGGGTGTGATCACCTTCGCTCGCGGTGAGCTCCACGAGCTGATCCGCCGCATCGAAACCCGCGCGCGCCATTCCTATGATCCCGGACTCTTCCTCGTTCCCGGACTTCCGGAATGCGATGATCGGGAAGATAGAGGGCTCCAGAGTAAGCGCGTTGCCATCCTGACGGAATGGGTCGATTGGGCCTTTTCCGACTGGCCTGAGAATTTCGAAAAAATCCGCGAGCAGCCCTATCGTTGCGAAGGAGGCGGCGATGAGCTCTGAGCGCGCCCATCTCCGCACCATCCTTGAGCGTGCCTCGTTTGGTCTCGGAAAGATTGACCACTATGGCCTGCGCGGCCTGACGATGCTGAGCACGCAGGAGATCGAGGCGCTGGCGCTGCTGGCTGCCACGGCGGGGTTGGTTCCGACACTGCCCGGCGCGGATCCGGCAGATTGTCTGTTCATGCCCGATGAGGTCGCCCAGGTGCTGTTGTTCGCGGCATCCAGGGAGGGTTCGACATGCGCCTGAGTTCAGATCCGCATGGGGCCCTGCGTTGGGTGGCATCGTCCGTCACGGATGCCCAGGACGAGATCAAGGTGGCCATCTTCCGCGGGCATGGCGGCACCATTCGCGATGCGAATGGAACCTATACAGCGCGCTATGCGCGGGTGTCGGCCAGCGCCACGGCCGGTGATCTGGCTGCCGTCAAGGCCTGGGCACGCAAGGCCTGGGCGCAGCTGGATCCCGCTGATCTGGAGGGAAAGACATGACCACGGCGCGCAACCTTCAACGCATGATCCATGTCGGCTGCAAGCAGCTTGGGCTGGATGATGACACCCGGCATGATCTGCAGTTGGTCGCCACCGGGAAGGCCAGCATGGCCGACATGAGCGATGCCGAGTTGAAGCGCGTCATCGATGCGCTGAAAGCGCGCGGGTTCAAGCCCTTCGGCAATCGCCGTGAAGGCGGTTTGAAAGGTGCCTACAAGCCCACCGCCCCTCGCGCGGACCTGCGTTTCATCCACGTCTTGTGGGGCATGCTCGGGGCCGTTGATGCGGTGCGCGTCCCGGGCCGGGATGGGTTGAACGCTTTCATTCGGGCGCGGTTCGAAGGCAAATGGAAATCGGTCCCGATCGACGTCGACACGCTACGCGACGCGGGTCAGATCAATGACGTGACGCGGGCGTTGAAGGACATGTGCCGCCGCGCCGGGGTGCAGGTGAAATGAACCGGTTGCGTGTATCAGATCATGCGGTGCTGCGTTACCTGGAACGCCAGATCGGTATCGACGTCGATCTGATCCGCGCAGAGATCGCGCAGCATGTCGCCGTTGGTATTGCTCTGGGGGCCTCCAAGGTGAAGGCCTGCGGGCTGGAGTTTCGCATCATCGATGACACCGTCGTAACCGTCACCAAGATGGGCGGCCACGACATCCGCTACGGGCGTCGCCCGCGCCGCGGCCAGCCCAGGGAGGAGACATGACGCTGTTCCCTGGAAATGCAGGCCGGATCGAGGAGGTCATCGGCACAGAGCTGACGACGCTGCTGTTGCGGCGCTGGGGCGGGTGCCAAATATCGATCCCGGTGAAAGCACGAGGATCGAAGCTGGCGGAGGTCATTGGTGAGCCTGCAGCTGATGCTCTGATCCGGGAGATTGGCCACGGCAAGATGACCCTGCCATGCGGATCCATGCGCGGGCACAAGCGCCGCGTCGCCGAGATCCGCGAGGCCGCGATCGCCGCCCTGCGCCGTGGCCGCTCGTTGCAGCAAGTGGCGATGGAATTCGACCTGCACACCCGCACGGTGTCGAAGTACCGCGCCGAGATCGAGGCAGGCGCAAACGAACGGCAAATGCAGCTGCCATTTGACACGGACTAGGTCCGTCTGCGAAGGTGCATCAGAACGGTTCGGGGTCGCGGTCATCGCGACCCCGAATGCGTTCAAGGGCGAGGCATCGACCCGTATTTGCGATTGTCCGAGGGAATTCAAATCCCCGGAGATTGCCCCATGCAGACATCGGCGAATGGTATTGCCGCGCTCGAATTCGAAGAGGGCGTGGTTCTGCGCGCTTATCGTGACGCCGTCGGCAAATGGACGATCGGTGCCGGCATCACCTCGGCGGCTGGCGTCGGCAAGATCGGTGCGGGCATGGTCATCACCGAGAAACAGGCGCAGCAGATGCTCGCGCAGGCCCTGAGCAAGAACTACGAGCCGAGCGTCGAAACGGCGATGCCCCATGCTGCGCAGCACGAGTTCGACGCGGGCGTGCTGTTTCACTGGAACACCGGGGCCATCAAGCGGGCAAGCTGGGTGCAGCTGTGGCGCGCCAGCGCCGATCGCTCGGCCATCGCCGCGAAGTTTCGTGCTTGGAACAAGGGCGGCGGCAAGGTGCTGCCGGGGCTGGTGAAACGGCGCGAGCGCGAATTGGCAATCCTCTTCGATGCGAAATATCCGGTCAGTTCCGAGCCGAAATCCAAGTCGGTATCGGTCGCCAGATGGGCATTGCCGATGACCGTCGTCGAGAAGGCCAACGTCGTGGCAGCACTGCATGTGCTCGGATATCGCGGCGGGACCTCCGACCAGTTCCCCGCTCACGAGGTGCGGCGCTTCCAGTCCGACCATGGTCTCACCGCTGACGGGATCATCGGGCGCGCCACCCTGTCCACGCTGCAGCGGCGCCTCGATGCTGCGGCCAAGGCCAAGCCCGCCGCCGCTGCGGCTGCGACCACCACTGTGCCTGCGGCCACGGTCGGCGGAGCATCACCCGACATCACCGATCAGATCGCGGGGGCGTCCTGGGCGTTGCCGCTGCTGGCAGGTGCAGCCGTGCTGTGGTGTGCCTGGCTGGCCTGGCAATACCGCGACGCCATCGCTGCCAAGATCAACGCCCGCGCGCCCCGTGCCGCGGCCTTCCTGCGGAGTTTCTGATGTCTGATGTCCCCTATGAAGAACTGAAGCGCGTCGTCGCGGAACTTGGGCTGTCGGGTGATGACGTCGCACTGCTGCTCGACTGCTACGCGACTGGCCTGGCGGAAATCGAACCGCATGCTGAGCATGAGATCAGCATGGCGACGATCATCGGGCTGAACATCAAGGATATCCTGGAGAACGGCGAATGAGCGCCCTGATTTCCCTGGCTGGCTCCGCTGGCGTGAAGATCGTCGAGAAGATCATCTCCAAGAAATTCGGCGACGGCGCCGGGCAGCTTGCGGGCGATGTGCTGGACGCCATTGCCGCGCAGGTCGGCGTGCCTGTCGATCAACTCGATCAGGCTGCTCTCGAAGAGCCGGCCGTGGTGACGCGGGCGCTGCGCGAAGTCGAAGACCGGAGCCCCGAGCTGATTGCGCTCTATGCCTCCGGGCTGGAATTGCAGCGCGCGCAGCTGGCGGCCGAGGCGAGCGAGCCGCTGTGGATGCGCGCCTGGCGGCCGGGCGGGATGTACATGCTGGGTCTGCTCTGGCTGTGGAATGTCATCGGGCTGCACGTTTGCAATGCGATCTGGCGGATCGCGCTGCCGCAGATGCCCCTCGATCAGCTAGTGCAGGTCAGCGGCCTCTACATGGGCCTCTACATGGGCGGCCATACGATCAAGGACGCGATGACGAAGTGGCGCGAGGCGCGGTGATGGAGGGAGAAGTCTTGAACATCTCGCCAGTCGTGGTCTGGGTCGTGGCGCTGAGCCAACTCCTTACCTTTGGGCTCACCGTCTGGAACCTGATGGCCTCTGGCAGCCGCGCCAATGCCAAGTTGCTGCAGGAACAGGCCAAGACGCTCGACACGCACAACCTGCGGATCACGGGCCTGGAAAACTCGCAGGTCGAAGTGCCCCGCGTGAAGGATCTGCATGTCCTTGAGCTGACGCTGGAACAGATCAAGGGCGAGATGAAGGCCATGAACGCCGCGATGCGCGGCACGTCCAGCATCATGGAACGCCTGGAACAGATCGTCGGGCGGCACGAACAACACCTGCTCGATGGGGGAAAACGATGACCGATTACATCAAGACGCTCTCGCGGCACCGACGCCTGGCAATCCTGCGGTTTCTGGAAGCGAGCCCGACCTACACCTCGAACATTTCCATCCTGACCGATGTGCTGAACTCGAATGAGATCGGCATCGACACCTCGCGCGCGCAAACCGCAACCGAACTGCACTGGATGTTCGAAAACGGCCTTCTGACCCTTTCCGGGACCACTGAATTCCTCGTGGCGACGGCCACGGCCCGTGGTGTTGATATCGCGCTTGGCCGGGCCTCGCACCCCGACGTCCAGCGCCCCAGCCCGCGAGGCTGACATGCCGCCCCCGCGTAAAATCGACCTTCTTCCTTCCGAGCTGAAGCAATGGCTGCGTGACGCGCTGATCGAGCGCGGCTTTGCCGACTATGAGGGCCTTTCGGAAGACCTGAACTTTCGGCTCGAAGCCGAGGGCATGGAGCTGCGCATCGGCAAGAGCGCTTTGCACGCTTTTGGCCAGGACTTTCGCCAATACGCCGAGACGCAGCGGCGCGCTCAGGAGGAGATCCGCGCCTTCCTGCAAGAGGCAGGTGTCAAGAACGAGGTCGATGTGACCTCGGCCCTGTTCCAGCAGCTGACCACGATCCAGTGGCGGTTGCAGATGGTGCTGGCGGATCCCGAAAACCTGCCTGATCCGCGCGGGATGAAAGACCTGACGACGGCGTTGAACAACCTGATCCGCTCGACGGATCTGCGCGAAAAGCTCATTGCCGATGACCGGCGGGCGCAGGCGGCAAAGCTGGACGCTGCGGTCGAGGCCGGG